TTCTTGACGTACCCAAGCGCGTACAGTCGATATAGATACACTAAAGTGTTTAGCTACATCTTCTATTGGTACAAAAGGTTCGTTCATTTTTTCCTCACAGAAATTACTAGCTCCGTCTCAGTGTTTAAAGAGTCTGGAACTAAGGTTGGGTTTTCTTCTAGGAATTGTTTTATGTTGGTTTGGTTTAGACGCTTATCAAGAAGTTCTGGTACGTTATGCTCTTTAATAAAGGTGTGCATAGCATCCCAATCACTTGTCCAATACTTCGTCTTCTTAGATCGAAAAAACAATCCTTCAGAAGTTCTTACGCTTTCCGCATTATGTCTTTCACAATGGTCAAGCATTGCCTGTTTCAGACGGTCAAGTTGTCTCGAAAGATCGCCGTCTTCTTCTTTGAACTTTGTTGATAACAAAGATCGTTCTGCTCTTATCTTAATGTAAGCTTTTGCTAGCTTATCTGGTGTTATAGTTTCTTCGCTCATTACTCTCTCCTCTAACTATCAGAATATAACATATAGTTACTAATAATACGTTAGTCAAGTATTTCTTTGTATAAATCTGTAAGTTTTGTGTGGACGTTGATTCTTTTATCTAATAACTTGTAAACGTGCCTTTCCGCATCAGACCCTTGCAGTTGCACCACGGTAGATTTGTGCTTTTGTCCCGACCTATGCACCCTAGCGTTTGCTTGGTCATAAGTTTCTAACGAACTTGTGGGTCCCCACCACACCACTGTGTTAGCGGCTGTTAACGTGACACCGTGTGCGGCGGCTTGTGGTTGTATTACTAGGACTTTCGGATCTGCGGTATCTTGAAAAGTTTTAAATATATGAGTTCGCTTATGCGCAGGTACATCCCCACGTATAACCTCAGTTGTTATACCCTCACTCCTCAACTTAGCTGTTAATATATCAATAACATGTTTGAAAGGTACAAATATTAATATCTTTTGGCTTGACTCGTCAATGACTTCCCGCAGAACCTTGTATCTATGCTTGATGTCAAACTCTAATGTTGAGCCGTCATCCGTGTACACAGCCCCTGCTGATATCTGTAGTAACTTATTAAGGCTGACTGCTGCATTCATGGCGGTAACTTGCTCACCTGTTACATCCATAACCATCTTATCTTTAAGTTGCTTGTAGTATTTCTTTTGTTGAGCTGTTAGTTCTACAGCACGTTTGGTAAATATCATTTCTGGTAGATCAAGGCACTCTTCTTTTGTAAACCGTATAGCAGGTTGCAACGCTCTAAACACTGTGTCCGTAGCACTCTCTCTTACCTTCCAAGTAAACTGAGAAACTTTAATCATAAGTTGGTCTTTGAAAGAACCAAAAAACCTTGGCACTCCATTCGGGTTTACAAGTTTTGCAAGCCCATAAGCATCTGTTGGGTTCTGTGCGGCAGGAGTTCCTGTCATCATCCACAGCCACGTATCTTCGCCTACTAGTTGCTTGAGCGTCTTCCACCGTGTTGTCCGTGGGTTTTTGTAATGTGTCGCTTCATCCACAATAATAAGATCAAACCCACCCTTTCTTAACTCATCCAACACAACAGCCACGCCATCGTAGTTTATTATTACATACTCGCAACCTTCGTTAATTATCTTTTTGCGTTTCTCGGAAGCCCCATGTGCTACAGATACTGTTCTGTGGGTAGCAAAGGTAAACAAGTCATCACGCCATGCAATATCCATAATAGAGAGTGGGCAGATAACTAACACACGTTTTATAATTTTATGTTTGAGTAGGTAGTCAGATGCCCATATAGCACTTGCAGTCTTGCCCGTACCTTGCTCGTTAAAACAAAATGCTTTCTTGTTTAGCGTAAAGAAAGCGGCGGTTGTTATCTGGTGCTTAAATGGTTTGTACTTACCTGTCCACTGATACAGTTTCTCTATAGGTGACGGTGCTTTTATGTCGAGAGCGTTGAGGCTCACTGCTTCTTGCAATCCCCAGTTCACCAGAACTTTATTATCTCCAACATCTTTGCTTTTGGGTATAACACTTGTTACTTTACTAGGGTCACGTAAGCGTAGCAATAACGCCTTGTCGTTTACAATCTTCATCTAACTCTCCCAAGTTATCTATTTCTTTTTCTTCTTATCCTTCTGTCCGTTTCTTGCACGGTTCTTTGAAGGACTTTCTAACTTTGTACCATCTTTGTTTGACCCACCTTTAGCTAGAGCTTTGTTGTGTGAAACATCTTTACCTTTACGACTAATACCATCCTTGTCGTACTTGCGTCTGGCACGTTGACGTTCCATTCTATCGGGGTGTTCTCCACGTTCCTTTTGTTTCTCGTATTCTTTCTTGTAGGGTCTAGGTGATTTTGTATATGGCATCAATTACTCCCATTATATACACATTCAATTACGGCGCAGTGCCTCTTGCAAAGACCACTTGGACGTGCATTCCACACATCCTCGTTATATGCAATCTCCATACGTTTGTAGTTTGATAACCATTTATCCCACAAAGCAGGTAACATGTCATCTGTATATTTCTCTTTGACAAACTTTTTAGCTATCACAAACATTAGCCCTGCGTTGACTTGTACTACTTCGGGAAAGTGTTTGAAGGTTGCCATAGCCATCAACTCAAGCTGACCTTTATCTGCATACTTGGCAGACTTGCTTGTTTTATAGTCTACCACCCATGCCTTTGCTCCATCCATAATGACGAGATCAGCGATACCACGCCACCACACATTCTTAGCCATGAACTCACAAGGCTCTAGGTCTACCGTCAAGCCCATCTTTATTTCTGTTAACTTGTTACCACGTCTATTACTTAACGCCACCAATGGGTCCTTCATGTAGGCAAACTTACTAGGCACTGGTTTCCCATCACGAATAAACTCTTCGGCAACAAGGTGAGCTTCCGTTCCATATCGCATGGCTTCGGTCTCACCCTCATGATAATCCTTGGCTATCTTCATATGGTAGAACTGCTTCGGGCATTGCTCAAAGGATTTAATTCTACTAAACGACCACGGTGCTATACTCACTCACAATCTCCATATGATTTGCCTGTTCCCGACTCGCAATTAATCGGTAAACCTTTTGCCCAATCGGGTGTCCAACGCATACATTCTTCGATGTACTCTTGCGCTTCTGCTACGTCCTCATCTTTTACACAGCATACCACAGAATCGTGAACTGTCAAAACGACCCTGTGTTTCTTAGCTATCTCCAACATTTGTTCGCCAATAATACAACGTGCTATGGCTTGACATACATTCTCTATAACCTTACCACCGTATATCCTGTTACGCCCACGTCGAATTTTGTAATGAAACTCAAAACCCTTGTCAGTCTCATCGAACTGTAAGTCTTCGTATCGTAATAAAAGTTCAGAAGGCAAGCGCATCCACGCACCGCAAGCATATAAATGTTTTTCATTACGTACATAATCACCTGATGCACCGTATTTAATCAAACCATTTGTACCAAAACTATGTGAGGGACCCTGCGCGTCACCTCGTGACATATCTACTAACATGTTTTGACAAGTTTTCCATAGACCGCTAATCTTATAATTAGCTTCACGGTATATCTTTATGACACGCCGTGCTTCGCTCAACTCCATATCAAACCCAAATGTTTGTAGTTGGTTCTGAAACTTCTGCGCCCCCATACCATACCCTGCACCCAAGATAGTTGTTTTGCCAACGAACCGTTGCTCCTTGGTAACATCTTCTTCCTTAACTCCATAGATGCGTGATGCCATCTTCTTGTATACATCTTCGCCATCTCTGAACGCTTGAGTTAAATCATCTTGCCCTGCAAGCCACGCCAATACTCTCGCCTCGATCTGGGCTGAGTCAGCATCTATCAACGTGCATCCTTCTGGTGCGAGTATACTCTGCTTTAACTTCTTACCATTGACCCCACGGCTAGGTAAGTTCTGTAGATTAATCTTATCATCACCACCCCAACGCCCTGTGTGGGCGGCATAGTATCGAACAGGTACAGGCAGTAGTCCACGATTATATATGTCTATAAATCTCTGAGTTCGTGTCTCTTCTAATGTGCTTTTGTTGCCGAGCCTTGCAGCTACAAGCTGTTGCACCCTCTCGTCTGGGTGGCTCTCAAGTGCCTTGAACCCCTCGTCTGACTTTGCCAAGGCAAGAGTTTCTTTTCCTGTCGTCGGGCTTATCTTCATAGGGGGTTCAACGCCTAGACCTTTTAGTAACTCTGCAAACTTGGGGTTGCTCATCAAGTCATC